GCCTATCAGCAAGAAAACTCTCCCGAGCGGCGCGCGGAGCGTGCGGAGCGGGAGATTCAGCAGTTGAAGGTCCAGTCTCAGCTGGCGGACATCAGCCGGCAGGGACAGGTGTTCTACGAAGGCGAGGTCGCGCCAGCCATTCGCTTGATTGCGGATGCCCTGCCGACGGTCACGCCAGCAGAGTTGGAAGAGCGGATGGCGTATGCCATGCAACTGCACGCGCAGGTCGGGCCTAATGGCCAGCCCTACCTCCCGGCGTCACAGTTCGAGTCCGCTCGGCAGTACATCGTGAATGACCTGGCGATTTGGGCGCAGATGACCCATGCCCGGCGAAGCGAGCCCGCTACCTCTCCCGCGTTGGAGCAGGCGCAGGCCGCAACGGCCAAGGCACAAGTCGAAGCGCAGAAAGCCAAGCGGGCGGTGGGGCAGGCCACCAAGCCCGTGGGTCGCGCGAGCAGTGCCCCTGCCAAACCCAAGGTCGCCAAGCCGGCGACTGTCGATGACGCGCTGGACTCCGCCATGTCGGAGATCCTGTCGTCCCTTCGTTAACCTCTAGCTTTACACATCAATGCCTGCTCCTACTGTCATCACCGATGCGGAGCTGACTGGTCTGCTCAAGAACGTCTACTCGCAGTTCCGCGAGAAGGTGCAGAACCTCGTCACTCCGCTCCTCGCCCAGCTTGAGAAGGGTCGCGCTGGCGGCCCCCGCAACATGCGCTGGGGTGGCAACAACGTGTTCTTCGATGTCGTGACTGGCCGTCCGGCCGGTGCGACGTTCTCCCAGTCTGGCTACTTCCCGCCTGATACCACGGCCACGGAAGTCCAGGCGAACGTCGGCGTGGTCCGCGCCTACACGACCCGTCAGGTCGATGGGCTCGCCTTCGTTGGCACGCAGTCCAAGGATGCCGCTTTCACCACCATCGCCAAGAAGACGATGGAGGAAATCAAGGAGGCGTCCACCCTGCTCATGCAGCAGGCGCTCCACAACAAGGCCGACGGCGTCGTGGCGCTCATCGGCACCGTGAACAGCACCACCGAGATTATCGTCTCGTCGCCCTACGGCGTGAGCGGCGCGGGCCAGGGCTCGCTCCTCCTCTCGGTCGGTGACTACATCGCGGTCCTCGACACCTCGTCCTCGAACGCGGTGCTCGGGCGTGCGGCCATCACGGCCATCACGAACAGCGGCGACAACGCCACGCTGACCCTCGGGACGGCGATCTCGGGTATGGCGTCCACGGACAAGATTGTCAAGGCCACGGCCTCGGACACCTCGTTCAACAGCGCCATGAACGGCCTCATCTCCATCACGAACCGTGGTGGGTCGTATGCCTCGCTCCATAACATCTCGGCCTCGTCGTACCCGATTTGGGACGCGACCCGGATGGTGGCGGGCACCGACACTCCGGATGTGAACCAGCCGACCGAGTCGGACATCTGGGATCTCATCCAGAAGATTGCGGGCCGCAGCGGCAAGGACGCGATGGTGCGTCCGAAGGACTTCCTGCTCATGACGACCCCGGGCCTCTCGAAGAAGCTCATGGAGTCGATGGTCGGGCAGCGCCGGTTCACCGCCGGCGAGTTCGCCACCACCATCAAGGGCGGCTACAAGGCGCTTGAGGTGTGCGGCATCCCGATGGTCCAGGACTACTATGTCCCGGCGGGCACCATCTATCTCCTCCACCTCCCGTCGCTGGCGTGGGTGGATGCGAAGGATTGGGGCTTCGTCGAGTTCGAGGGCGCTGGCCCGTGGCGTTGGCTCTCGGGGCGCGACGCCTTCGAGACGACCTACGGCTGGTACGGCAACCTGGCCTGCCTCGCGCGCAACGCGCACGGCTCGATCACCGGGTACACCGACACGGCGCGCTACACGCACGTCGCGTAACCTTCACCGGGACGGGGTGGGGGCATCGGCCCTCACCCCACCCCAAGGATAATTCATGCCGTATAACATTTTTGCTCCGACGCCGGGCCGTCTGGGTGTGCTGCCGAACCTCCTCGTCGGACGGTGCGACGCGGCGATTGGCAACAACACCACGACGACCTACAGCTTCGGGTCGCATCCGGCGAAGTGCTACATCAACCGCGCCGTGGTGTCGGCGGGGACGGTGCCGGCCTCGACGAGCGGCACGATTCTGGGCGTGATTCAGAAGTACGACGCTTCGGCCGATGCGGCCGTGGCGCTCACGGGGAATGTGGATCTTGAGGCGCTGGTCGCGCACGAGGGGACGGCGGTTTCGCTCCTCTCGACGCTCACTGAGGCGGAGCGCACCCTCGATACGGGGGATACGCTTCGGTTCGTGGTCACGACCAACAACACTGTCACGACGGCTGCCGTGGACCTGATGGTCAACGTCGAGCTGTTCGTGGAGGTCTAACCGAGTGCCGGTGCTGCTCAACAGTGCCGGCCAGCCCGAGCCGCCCACGCATGTCGTGGCGCGGCTCCGGGCCCTCCATGCCGGGTTGCACTTGCGGTTTCTGGAGCATACCGGGGAGCATTGGGCCATCTGTATGGAGTGGACGCCAGAGGATCGGCGGTGGGAGTGGGTGCAGGCGGGGGAGACGAATCCCGCCAGCGCGTATGACATCATCGGGTATCTCCCGATGCTGTGCAGTGCGGACGAGGCGCCGGCCTATCTGGAGCGCACGTTCCGGCAGTACCCCAAGGACGAGGTGCGCCGGATGGCGGACTACGTCCAGCAGTACAATGACACCCAGCCCGTCGCTCAGGCCGCAGAAGCGGCTTTGGCTGAGGCGCTGGAGACTCCAGTGGTCGCGTCCAAGCGCGGTCGCACCAAGTAAACCCTTTCATCCCTTCCGGCCGTGGCGGTTACGAAAGCCCAACTGATTGCGCTCACGCGCGAAACGATGGACGCCGTCGCATCGGATCGGTGGTCGGATGCGACCATCACCCGCGTGCTGAACGCCGTCTATGCAGACGAGTGGTCGAATATCCTGAACGCCCAGCCCTACTACACGTTCGCCCAGCGCGTCGTGACGACGGACAGCAACGGCGTGGTATCGTTCGCCAGTCTGTCCTCTGGCAGTGGCGATAGCCAGCAGAACTTCTTTCGTGTCCTG